CGGGTCAGGCAAAAAGCCTACTAAAGAAATGCTTAAGCAGGAAAAGAAGATTAAAAAGCAAGAGAAAAAAAAGTAATATCTTTGTAACTATAAATAATAAATATGAAAAAGGTAACTAAAAAAACAGCGTTTGATATCAAACAAGCAAGCAATCAAAAATTGACAGCCGGAGCACGTAAGCACTATGCTGAGAATGCACAAGCTGCAATGAAGAACCAAAAGAAAAAGAAATAAGATGGGAGTTTTAAACTACACACAAGCTGGTCGTGCGGCTGCTGTAACACCATCAAATACCGCAAACATTCCTAGCGTATCAGGTGGAGAAAATACACAAGGGTGTATTTTGTACACAGGATCAGGAGGAACAATTAAGGTAATGACAATCGGTGGCGATATTGTAACATTTTTCTCAGTTCCGGCTGGTCAAATTTTACAGGTTCGTGTATTACGAGTTTATGCAGAAGTAACTACAGCAACGAATATTGTAGCACTTTGGTAAGATGACTGAGGAGGACTTGAGAATAGCGTTTATTAATTCGTTGACATTTATCTTGTCGTTCTCTACCCTTGAATCATGGTTCAAGGTTATTCTTCTTGCAGTGACCATTGGTTACACCATTACTAAATGGGCAATGTTATTTAAAAATAAAAAATCAGATGATTAGCGATTTTTTTAAGTACAACCAACAATATTCACACACGAGACTCATTTCTATAATTGGGTCTCTTGTTGTTTTTGGGACATTCATATATAATCCTACTAATACAGGGTTGCAAAATTTAATGGCCATCATTATATCAGGATCATTACTTAATGCAACTGCATCTAAATTTAGTAAGAAATGAAATTATCAGAACACTTAGATTTAATCGAAGTTACTCGGTCAGATTATGCTAAAAGAAATGGCATTAATAATATGCCCAATCCAGAGTACACTGAGAACCTGATCGAATTGGCTCAAAAGATATTTGAGCCAATTAGAAAGCATTTTAATAAACCTATTCATGTATCAAGTGGATTTAGGTCAAAAATTTTAAATCAAAAAATTGGAGGTGCTAAGAATTCTCAGCACACAAAAGGTCAAGCCCTTGATATTGACCAAGGTAACCGAAAGGAAAATATGGAGATATTTGATTTTATAAAAAATAACTTACCTTTCGACCAGTTAATAAACGAATTTGGTTATGATTGGATTCATGTATCTTATAATACTGATGGTAGACAGCGTGGTGAGGTGTTGGATGCGATCAAAGAAGGAGGGAAAACGAAATACGTAGCACACAAATGAAATACTTAATATTCTTACTATTAATTTTTGTAGTCTCTTGCAAACCTGCACAGACAGTAACCGTGTACAAAGATGTTGTCAAAGTAGATACAATTCGTGACATCAAAACTATTACTAAGTTTCAAGCTGTACATGATACTCTAACTATCGACAATCCGTGCGATTCTTCTGGCATTTTAACGAACTTTTATAGTAGTGTAAGGGTACCACAAGGAAAGATAATAATTCGTTCAGTACAGGGCAAAATTCAAGCTACAGTTGACATTGATTCTATTGAATCTGTATACCGAGATAAGTACAAATCTCAACTTGCTACTAGTACGTACAAAAACGAGAAAGTTATACGTACAAATGAAATACCTAAATGGGTTATTTGGTTTATGGCTATTAGTGGTGTTTTGTCGTTTTTATATATTAGAGAGAAAGTTAGTATTTTTGTAAAATAACTAACAAGCAATAGCCAATGGCGAGAATTAGTACCTACCCTGTAGATATTTATGTAACCGGTAGTGATCGTTGGATCGGTAGCGACTGGAATGATAATAGAATAACAAAAAACTTTACGTCTGATGCTGTTGCAGAATATTTTAATAGAGTATCTGCAGTTGACACAGGTCAATTTTCTTGGAACTTTATTCAGGATCAATCTCCTAACGTACAGCCTGATAAAACATTTTCTCTTGTTGGTTATTCTAACGAGAATATACAGGTAAATCAATTAGAAGGTATCTTAAAAGTGTCTTTCATGACACTTGCTAATACACAGCCTGGCACATTTATTCAAAATGAATGGATAGGAAGTGTTATTCTTATTCACGTTCCAGAAGAGCCTAGTCAATATGGATTATATCGTGTTACTGATATAACTTATGCTGATTATTTTTATTATTTAACTACTGAGTTAATTAATGGTACGCCTGGTCAAATAGATAGAAATACTCCTGCTATTTTCGGGTTATTTAGTGGTGTTTCTGGTGCAGATGGCACGAGTGGTACGAGTGGTACTAGTGGGGTTGATGGAACAAGTGGCACATCCGGTGTTAATGGCACATCTGGTACAAGTGGTGAAGCAGGAACATCAGGCACGTCTGGTAGTACAGGGACAAGTGGGTCATCGGGAAGTAGTGGTAGTTCAGGCACAACAGGAACTAGCGGAAGCTCTGGTTCATCGGGTACTACTGGAACAAGTGGTACGAGTGGTACGAGCGGTACGAGCGGAACTAATGGAACAGGTGGTACATCGGGTACGACAGGAACATCAGGAAGTAGCGGTAGCTCAGGATCTAGTGGAAGTTCTGGTTTTTCGGGAACAAGCGGTAGCTCAGGTACAACAGGCTCTTCTGGTACGAGTGGAACGAGTGGTACTACAGGAACAAGTGGATCATCGGGAACGAGTGGCACTACAGGTAGTTCAGGTAGTTCAGGATTATCAGGAGACAGATATTATACAACATCAAGTTCTAGTTTTACCTTAGGTAATGCTGGTACTATTACGATTGGATTAGGGCTTGCATATTCGCCAGCTCAATCAATCATTGTTGTTTACAATACATCGAATTTTCAAGAATGCGAGGTTATTTCATATAACTCCGCTACAGGTTTATTACAATTTACAGCCCCAACTAGAACGGTCGGAGGTGGAACATATTCATCTTGGACTGTCAATCTAGATGGTGCAAGTGGTGGTGATGGATCTTCGGGTACTTCTGGTACTACAGGTACATCGGGCACAAGTGGAACATCTGGAACAACAGGCACGTCCGGATCATCTGGAACAAGTGGTACTAGTGCAACTAGTGGTAGTTCTGGAACTACAGGAACCTCTGGTTCTAGCGGTAGCTCTGGTGTTAATGGAACATCAGGAACGTCAGGATTATCAGGTACAAGTGGAACAACAGGTACATCTGGAACGTCAGGAACATCAGGGGCAAATGGTATATCGGCAGGTAGAACTTATTATTTCAATCAGTCTGAATCTTCAGATGTATCTCCATATAAAATTTTAAGTGAAATTCCATCTGGAGCTTCACAGCAGATTGTTACTACTAATTTAACAGGAAGTCAGACTGATGCGTTGGTTAGTAGTTTTATTACAGAAGAACTTGGTTTTCCGATTATACCTAGTGGTGTTCAGCGTTTTAATTTACATTATTTAAAACCAGCATCAAATGATAATATTGAGGCTTATGTTACAATACAACTAGCTGATTCGACAGGTACACCTATTGGACCTATTATAACCTCTGGTGTTGATTTGATTGGTTGGGTGGATGCATCAACTCCTGTAGATGTGCGTATTGATATTGTATTGCCAACTACAGGCATCGATCCTACAAACAGGATGATTGCTAAGCTTTATTTAACTAATCTAGATAGCACATCTCATTCTGTAAATTTTTATACAGAAGGCACAGCATATTATTCATTTGTTACAACATCCGTAGGGGTTGTAGCAGGTACAAGTGGTTCTAGCGGAAGTTCTGGTAGTTCTGGCACTTCGGGAACTACAGGTACATCAGGTACAACTGGTACATCAGGAACATCTGGAACAACTGGAACTTCAGGTACTTCAGGTACAAGAGGCACATCAGGAACCTCTGGAGTTAACGGTACTTCAGGCACCTCAGGTACTACTGGAACTAGTGGTACATCGGGATTAAATGGGACATCTGGAACCTCAGGTGTAAGTGGAACTTCAGGCTCAAGCGGTTTAAGTGGTAGTAGTGGTACTTCTGGTACTACAGGTACCTCGGGTACTTCAGGTTTAAGTGGTAGTAGTGGTACTTCTGGTACTACAGGTACATCGGGTACCTCTGGTATTAATGGTACTTCCGGAACCTCAGGAACATCAGGTATTAATGGCACTTCAGGATCATCAGGTACTACAGGTACCAGTGGAACGAGTGGTGTTAATGGAACCTCGGGTACCTCAGGTATCAATGGTACAAGTGGAACAACAGGTACAAGCGGTTCTTCGGGAACATCTGGCACAAGCGGAGTTAATGGTACTTCAGGTACGTCTGGTATTAATGGTACTAGTGGCGTAAATGGTACAAGCGGTACAAGTGGAATAAATGGTACGTCTGGTACGTCAGGAACAACTGGTACTAGTGGAACAACTGGAACATCTGGATCTTCAGGCACGTCAGGAATAAATGGCACCTCAGGAACTACAGGAACTTCAGGTACAAGTGGTATTTCGCCTACATTTTCAGGTACAACAAACTATGTACCAAAATTTACTTCTAGTACAACAATTGGTAATAGTCAAATTTTTGACAATGGCACCAATGTTATTATTGGAGGTACAACATCATCAACATTCAAATTGGATGTTGTTGGTACTGCAAGAATGCAAAATGACACCACTATAAATGGTGCTATTTTAGGAAACATCACAAGAGTTTTAACTGCCTCAGGGTTTTTAAATACACGTGCATATACAATTACAAAATCAGAGGCATCGGGTTTTGTAAATAATACTATTCAATGGAATATGAATGATGATGCCTTTACTTATGGCTCATTTTTTGCAAATGATACACGAATTATGTGGAATAGAACTACATCAAATTCGGATGCTACATTTGTTTATTTTGCAAGACAAGATGCTAATCAAAATACATCAAATACAGGTTACGGATTTTATTCGGCAAATTTTGGTGCAGGAAGTTGGAATAGTTATATTCATTTTAGAGCAGGTATTTATTATGGGCATAGTGGCGTAACAACAACTTATACCAATTGGACTGCATTTAGTGCAGGTGCACCACCAAATGTTACTAATGCTTATGGTATTGTTATTGATAGTTCATTAAATGGCTCAACATTAACAAGAGCATTAGATTTACAGGTTACAGCAGGTACAGGAAAGTGGAATATTTACGCACAAGGAACTGCCAATAATTACATGGCAGGAAGTTTGGGAATTGGTACGACTACGATTGATAGTAATATTAAAATATCAAAAGATTTAACAGGTAATTCTGCAAATCCAAATGGTATTTATCAGCAATCAACAATTTTATCAGATGCGACACAATCTGTAATTTTAAATAGAACAAATCCATCTACACAAGCTGCCACATTTACTTTAACTAACTTAAACCATTATTTTGCACAACAAGGTACAATAGGGGCAGGAAGTACAGTTACTAATCAATATGGATTTAGAGTATTTTCATCATTAGTAGGGGCAACCAATAACTATGCTTTTTTTGGCGAAATTCCATCAGGTACAAACCGTTGGAATTTATATATGTCGGGTACAGCTAATAACTATTTAGCGGGAAGTTTGGGGATTGGTTCTACATCACTAACAGGTGTTAATTTATATATTGCTAAAACAATAACAGGTGCTGTATCATCATTTGGAGTATTGCAACAAGGCTATGTTCAATCAGATGTAACTGCAAATGTTAATGGAATTTATAATCAATTAAATACACAAGCAACAACATTTACATTAACAAATTACAATCATTTTGTTGCTAATCAAGGAATTATTGGTGCAGGTTCGTCAATAAATAACCAATATGGATTTGTTGTTAGTAGTAATTTAACAGGTGCAACAAATAATTTCGGATTCTTCGGTGCAATTGCGGCAGGAACAGGACGCTGGAACTTATATATGAGTGGTACTGCTGATAACTATTTAGCAGGGAATCTTGGTATCGGTTCAACATCATTAACAGGTTATATTTTAAGAATTACTAAAAACGCAACAGGTTCTGCAACATTCAGAAATACATGGGTTGATAGTACAATTCAGTCTGATGTTACTACATCTTATATGGGTATTGCATCAGTTCCATCAACACAAGCAACGACATTTACATTACCAAATCTTTATCATTTTATTGCAGCACAAGGTACATTTGGAGCAGGATCAACAGTTACTAATCAATATGGGTTTTTTGCAGATTCTAATTTAACAGGTGCCACAAATGATTATGGTTTTTATGGAAATATAGCAAGTGGAACAGGTCGATGGAACTTATACATGAATGGTACTGCATCAAATTACATGGCAGGAGCATTATCAATTGGTGTAACAACTGCAAACGCATCTGCCTTATTACAAGTAGATTCTACGACACAAGGTTTCTTGCCGCCACGAATGACAGCAACACAAAGAGCTGCTATTGCCTCTCCTGCGGAAGGATTAGTGGTTGTACAAACAGATGGAACACAAGGTTTATATATTTACATCGGTGCCGCATGGCACGCTTTAACAATGCTTTAATATGGATATTAATTTTTTTTGGGCACCATTGGTGCAAGGGTCTTTAGAAGTAAGACCAAGTTTAGATGGATTGACAGATGTGGTAGTTGCTATTAACTACCAACGTGTAGGATCAAATCAAGATGGTAGTATTTATGCTGTTAGCAATGGTCAAGTTGGATGTCCAACTCCATCAGCTACTGATTTTACTGCTTACGATGACTTGACACAAGATCAAGTCTATTCTTGGCTTGATCAATTAGTTGATGTTCCAGCAGTAGATTCTGTAATTATGGAAGAGATATTAACACCAAAAGTTGTAACTTTGCCATTACCTTGGGAATAATAATAAAATCAAAAAAATCATGAAATTAACTTTATTAGAAGTGTCAATTTTATTCAATGAAATTAATGGTAAACTTGACGAAAAAACAAAACAAAGAACAGGTGGATTATTGTCAAATAAACTACCAATTCGCATTAAGTATTTAATTCAGAATGAATTAAATGTTAAATTAAAGAAAGAGTTAGAATCAATGGAGGCTGAATTATTAGAAGTCTTCAAAGAAATTGGAGTGCAAGAAGGTGATCAATATGTAATTCAGGAAGAAAATCATCAAGAATTCTTAAAACGTCAATTTGAAATTGGTAACATTGAAGTAGATATTCCGGTACCAGATGTTGAAGTTGAAGAGTTATTGAATATTGAAACAGATGAATATTGGCATATCTTGTTAGATAAGCTATTAAAAAAAGAATAAATAAGTAATATATGCCTAATATAGCATTAATATTAAATAACGTATTATCAGATAGTGGAGTCCCGATTACTTCTAATACTAGTGGTACTTCGGGAACCACTGGAACATCCGGAAGTAGTGGCACTACAGGTACGTCTGGCACTAGTGGTACTTCTGGTATTAATGGTACTAGTGGTACGTCAGGTATTAATGGTACATCAGGTACTAGTGGAGTAAGTGGTACTTCTGGGACATCCGGTACGACAGGTACTTCTGGAACAAGCGGTGTTAATGGTACATCAGGTACGACTGGTACTTCAGGTACTTCTGGAGTTTCACCTACATTAAGTGGAACAACTAATACAGTTGCAAAATTTACGTCTGCTTCTGCAATCGGCAATAGTAATATTACAGACTCAGGCACTTTAATTACATTAGGAAGCAATACAACTATTAGTTCAGGTGGTTTGGGTATTGGAACGACTTCTTTAACAGGTACAAATCTTAATGTTAGTAAAAATATAACAGGGGCCACAAGTTCGGGGAATTTCTCTTCACAGGGTGCAATACAAAGTGATGTTACTGTAACCGGGTTTTATTATAATACATTAGCATCTACACAAGCTGCAACATTTACCTTAAATTCCATTGTTCATTATTTGGCAAATCAAGGGACAATTGGTGCGGGTTCGACAGTTAATAATCAATATGGATTTAGAGTATTATCATCTTTAACGGGTGCAACAAACAATTACGCTTATCATTCAGATATTGCAGCAGGAACAAACCGTTGGAATTTGTATATGATTGGTACTGCCAATAACTATTTGGCGGGAAGTTTAGGAATTGGAACGACTTCTTTAACAGGCAATAGTTTAGTAGTAGCAAAACAAATAACAGGTACAACATCATCAAATGGTATTATTCAATTTGGAAGTGTACAATCAGATGTTACTGCAAATGCTTATGGAATTAGGAATGATTTATATACTGCTGCCTCTGCATTTACATTAGGAAATTATTTTCATTTTTTTGCACAGCAAGCATCTATTGGTGCAGGTTCAGCAATTGGGAATCAATATGGTTTTTATGTTTCAAGTAATTTAACAGGAGCATCAAATGACTACGGATTTTATGGAAATTTAGCAGCAGCAACAGGGGTTTGGAATTTTTATATGGGAGGCTCTGCCAATAACTATATGGCGGGTTCATTAGGAATTGGTGCTACATCATTGACAGGTTATAATTTAAGAATACAAAAAACAATTACAGGAGCGGTATTTGGAACATCAATATTAAACGATGGGGTAATCCAATCAGATGTTACAAGTGCAGCTACATATTACCAATCTACTGCAAGTACACAAGCCGCAACATTTACAGTTGGTTCAGTTTATCATTACCTTGCAAATCAGGGTACTTTTGGAGCAGGTTCAACAATAACTAATCAAATCGGTTTTTATGCAAACAGTAATTTAATTGGAGCAACAACTAATGTTGGTTTCTATGGCGATATTGCAAGTGGCACAGGTCGTTGGAACTTGTACATGAATGGGACAGCATCTAATTATATAGCAGGATCTTTGGGTCTTGGAACTACATCACCTGGAGGTAAATTAGCTGTAACAGGAGATATTCTGTGTGACACAAATATTAATGCTGCTGCATCATATTACATACAAGTTAGAAAATCAAGAGGATCAATTGCAAGTCCAAGTAATATTGTAGCTGGAGATGTTGTTGGTGGTTTATTGGGATTAGGTTATGAGGGAGGATCGTATAGAACAGGTGCGGCAATCCAATTTAATGCTGAATCTGTTTCATCGGGTGCAGTTCCAATGAGTATTCGTTTTTATTCAGGTGGAGGTGTTTCGGCAGGAACAGAAAGAATGCGAATTACGGCAGATAATGGAAATGTTTGTATAGGAACAACTGACTCTGCTCATCCGCTAAATATTTTAGCAAAAACAGGTTTTGGGATAAAACTAATAGCAGATGCTACTACTGATGCTTCAAACATAACTTTTTTTCCTAATACAGGTCTTGGTGCAGGATATGCATCAATTGGTGCAAATTCGACTAGATTGTCAATCTCCTCATCTAATACCACATATTTAGATATGGGTGGATCAGGTGGAGGTATAAGAATAATCTCATCAAGTGGCAGGGTATTAATTGGATCAACAACTGATCAGGGGGCATATTTATTACAGGTAAATTCTCAAATATGGGCGACTAATTCAACAATTGCCACATCAGATTTAAGGCTTAAAGAAAATGTTGCTGATTTAGATTCATCATTAAATTTATTGATGGGAATGAAATCAAGAACATTTACCTATAAGCAAAATACCGAATATAATTTTACAGAGAAAGGAGTTACTGTTGGATTTGTAGCACAAGAACTAAAAGAATTATTAGAAGGAACTCCTTATGCCAATAGCATTGTTGTTGAAGCTGGCAAGTATTATGGTGTAGCTTATGAGAAAATTATACCTTTGCTTGTTAAAGGTATTCAAGAATTAAAATCAGAATTGGACACATTAAAAAATAAATAATTATGACTATATCTTATGTGTGGCAAATCCCACAAATGGATACAAAACCACAAGAAGGCAATTTAATGGATGTTGTAGTAACTGTCCATTGGATTAGAAATGCAGTAGCAATCGATGGTGGAAAAGAATACAAAGCAACATCTTATGGCACAATGGCATGCCAAACTCCATCGGAAACGGATTTTACTGCATACCCAGATTTGACTTTTGATCAAGTTTGTGGATGGCTAGATGCAGGGTTAGATGTGCCCGCAATTGATGCATATTTATTGCAAAATATTGAAAATCAAATTAACCCACCGGTTATTATTTTGCCTAACCCTTGGGATGTACCACCTGCTATTTAACAGGTAGTAATTTTATTACATCATCAGCAGATATACCCCTATGGCATTCAAATTGTCTAGGGGTATTTTTATATCTTGGACACCAATCCCAATCTCCAGCATCAAACTTAAATTCTTTTTCATTCCAGCATCCATGGCATAATAATTTATTTACAATGCGTGTGCAATTAAACTCATGATCTTCTTGAGTAAAATTGCTAATCATTATTACTTTTTTATTTAATGCCCAGCTCAGCCAACTTAATCCGCTTGATAGCCCAATGAAAAAATGACTATGATGTATAACGCTCATTGTATTCTCAATGCTCGTATCGTCAATTTTCTCACAATTCTCGAATGGATTATCTTCCTTACTAATATTTATTACCTTATATCCTTTGTTGTGTAAAAAGTTAATAACTTCTTGCCACCCTTCTCTAGTCCAAAATTTACATCCTGCCGTTGAGTTTGTAGCAATTGTAACATACTTGCCATACTTATTTTCTCCGACATTGTATTTCAATTTAGGCTTTAATTCATTAAACTCAAGTCCAAGAATATTGGTAGCTGCCTTCTGTAATGGAATAGTATTTGGCAATACAGGTTCCTTGTTTGAATCGTAGAACCAACCTATATTATATTGTGCATAAATGTTATGTACAACTGTTCCTGGTTCTACCATTTCTATCTCAGGAATGTCCAGTATTTTGTTCCAAAAACTGGACAAAATAACTTTGCAATCATGCTTCTTTTGGAACTCTAAAGCATACGGAACCCAAGCAATATTATCTCCAAGAGATTTACTATCGATAGAAATCAAAACACGCTTTCCTTTTAAATCAAGGACATTTTCATATACTTTCTTGCCATTTTCAAATAACTCAATATTCCATTTTGTGTAGTATTGTCTATTTAATTTTACCCAAGAATTATTTGGTATTGTGTTCTCATAAATAATTTCACCTACCTCATCTTTATATACTAGGTGAAATAAAGATTTAGCGTGAGAATTAATTTCAAAATATGGATTATTTACGAAATGCTGTGTTATAGTTACGTCTTGATCTTCTAGCTCATTCTCAATTACTTTTTTATATAAATCAGTTAATTGCATTTCGATCAAATAAGATTGGCTATCTAGTGGAGGTAAATAGTTTGCCTTAATAGTATTTAAATCTGTATCAATCGGTTGAATATAATGATCGTAACGTCCATAATATTGTGGTAGGTTATGTGCAATAATTGGTAAGTTATATGCAATAGCCTCACGCAATGCAAGTGGGTTGCATTCAAATGTGCTATTGAACATAAACACATTAGCGTGTTTTAAGAATGAGTCAACATCATCACGCTCTCCCCACACCTTAACATTAGGTGGCAAGTCTTTCATCAATGGCTCCCAATACTCTTGGAAGTTACCTGCCTGGTTGCCAACAAAGTGGAAATTCCAATCAGGATTCTTTCGAGCAATCTCAATACCTTCTGCTTGGTTTTTACCTGGTGTCCACAATCCAACATTGACAACGTCCTTTGTCCCCTCAATTTTATTTGATTCCTTTGGGTCTATCGGATACTCAATTACCCACTTTATTTTAGTAGGCATATTTTTGAATGTAACCTCTTTGTGGTATATACTACAGAATGCATATGCATCAGGATGGAACTTACGTTCTTTATCAGGGTTGAACCACATATCATGACAAGTCTCAACAATTCTATAAGAGCGAGATGTGTTATACAATTGAGTCATTGTATCGTAATCAAATCGTTCTGCAGGATCATGAAGATGAACAACGTCAGGCTTGATGTTATTTATTATGTCTAATAATTCTGATTTGGTATCACCAAGAGTATATACTTTGTCACCAAGTATTTCTTTAATTGCATTGCGATGAACTACAAAGTCAGCCGTAAAGAACTGATATTCAACTACGTATATTTCGAATATTTCGTTTAGTAATTCTATCTGTTTTAAAAGGAAAGAAGGCATACCTCCTGTAGATAGATGAGGGGCTAAGTATAAAATTCTTTGCTTTAACTTCATGGAAAGCATATTCTCCATATTCTTTTCGCCATGCAAGAACAGAAGCTCATCTCTTTTCCGTGGTAACTTAAACCATTCGGATATTTCTTGGCCCCACTTATCGGTTTTGTTTATAAAATCAATACGATCCAATTGTGCATTGCAATAAACTAAAGGTAACCCATCTGATATTGATCTGGCCCAAAGCAAAACATTTGCTATTGTCTCTTCATGAAATGGAGCATATAGACTGTGGTTACTTAAAACTTCTGGATGTAGGCACATTTTGTACCAATTGTCAAGAAAATCAAAGCAATAATGACTAGCTACAAAATAACCAGTTTGTCTATATTTTAAGCGATTATTTAATGGTATATTAAAAAGTTCACACGCTTTGTCCTCGATATTATAGCGACCATCTATGCCAACATATTCATAAACACTCTCCGTAAAATATGGATAGTGGGTTTTCTTGTTATACATATTAAAGATTGAATCTGCATATTTTGTGGCTACGCTATCGCTATCTACATATGCAACTACTTCGGCATATTTAAGTAATGCATCCTTGACAATAGCAGGTCGTTCTATGAGTATTCTGTAGATATTTGGATCTTTTCTGTCGATATATTTATCCTGATAGTTTTTGTCTTGTATATCGCAATCCCACCTAATTGTTTTACATGCTCCTTCTACTTGTAAATCAGAGTTTAGCATATAAACAATAATGGGAATTTTATCACCTAATGTTTTTACGCAACCTGAAACGGTTTCATAATAAGACTCTGTAGCATAAAGAACATATGCTTTTTCTAATTTATGCTTTTTGTTGACATAGTATCCATAATAACCATTTGCATATAACTCATGTAATGATGGATATCTGCTAGATATTACGCTCGGTGTTAAGTCAGGTTGCAAATGGGATTCGTAAATATTCCCATAATACTCTCCTTGCTCCATTTCGTATGGGACAGCAACTAAGCACTCCTTGCCACTTGAATCTATTTTGTTTATTAAGTTTTTTGCATCGCTAGAAGTCAAGTGCTCTAGCACATCTCCTAAGATAATAAAGTCATAATTACTTATATCAAAGTCAATTATATTGCCAATGTGTACATTGTCGTACTTAGATGATAAGTTGTACTCATGAACATATGGTTCCCATATTTCTATGCAATCCATTTTGTATCCTAAGCCACGCAATAGTAATGAGTATGTTCCAATGCCTGGTCCTACGTCAAGTATTTTTTTGTCGGTACTAACATTGTGCTTAAAATATTCTTTGATTTCGCTCTTGTAAAAGCTGTAACTTTCTGGCATTGGAGTATATTTTTATATAAAATTAAGTACTTTTGTTTCAAAAAAAAATTAAATGAAAGTAAAAGTTAGTATTGGAGAAGTCTTAGATAAGATATCTATACTCGAAATAAAACTTAATAAAATAACCGATGCTGATAAGGTAAAAAATATTAAGAATGAATTTGAATACTTATTGTCTGAGATAAATCCAGATATGATTAAGGATCAGACTTATTTGGATTTAAGTGATGTAAATCAAAAGCTTTGGGATGTTGAA